TAAAATGTCTGAAATGCTTACAAAAATGTCTGACATCGAGGCGAAAAACGTAGAGTTAAAAGAGCAGGTAGTAACACTTTCGGCGCAGCCGTCTGTAGAGCCTGTTAGCTCACAACCAAAACAAGTAACTTTAACAAAGCAAGGGCGAATCCTTGAGGCTATTAAACTAGCAAATCAAAACAAGTAAATTAATTAATTTAAAATAGATAAAGAAATGGCAATTACATCAAATTACGCAGGGCAGGCAGCAGTAGACATTATGTTGCAAGCTATCAAGGAAGAGGATACTCTTAGACTTGGACTAATTAACGTTGTACCAGACGTAGGGTACAAACTAAACTTGAGAAACTTAGACGTAACTCTAGGAGTAGTAGACTACGCTTGTGGTACTACAGCAGCAACGGACGCTGTAGCTTACTCGGAGAAAGTACTTACTCTTTCAAAGTTTAAAAACGAATTTACAATCTGTAAAGAGGATTTTCGCCCAACATGGAGCGGCGAGTCTATGGGAGCATCTGCTTTTAACGACCAAACACCTCAAGAGATTGCAGACGCTATCGTAGCAGATACAGCAGGAAAATTAGCTGAATGGTTTGAAAACCAAATCTGGAACGGCTCGGGAGCAGCAGGGCAAATGAGCGGATTAATCACGCAGTTTGCAGCAGACGGAGACGTTATAAAAGCAAACAACGGGATTACAGCAATCGGAGCGGCTATCTCTACGACTAACGTACTAGCAGCATTCGACGCAGCAACAGGAGCTTTGCCTTACGCATTAAGACGTAAAGCAGTAAACTTTATCGTATCTCCAGACGTTGCAGATGCTTACACAAAGTTACTTATCCAAAACGGAGCAGCTAACGGATTAGGTGGAGACGCTAACACAGGACTAGTTTACGGACGTTACAACGTGCAAGTTGTAAACGGCTTACCAGATAATTCTATCGTTTTATTTGAGAAGTCTAACATAACTATGGGGACTGGACTTGCTTCAGACGCGACCTCTATTAGAGTGAAAGACCTTGACGAAGTAGATTTGAGCGGAAACGTTTTATACAAGTCTGTATTCGGTGGCGCTGTAGGATATTCTTACGGAGCTGAGATAGTTTGGTTACTTACAACAACAGCCTAAATACTAGGGGGGTGTAAAAACCCCCTTTTTTTAAAACATTATATAACAGTTAGACTATAATCTAACTACCTAAAAATCAATAACTTATGGCATGTTTATTAACATCTGGAAGAGCTAAAGTGTGTAAGGACGGGCTTGGCGGTCAGTCTACACTATACCTCTTTGACAGCCTGCCCGATGCTTTTACCGTTTCAAACGGAGAGGCTACGGCAATGAATGTATTATTAACTGCGGCGTTTGCTTATCCTTTAGAGGGAGACGGCAATACACTAGAGCAGTCAATGGTAGGAGACAGAAATACAAGCAGCAGAGTGAATACTCAAACGCTTACAACCGTTTTAAAATCTATGGACGCTGCGACAAACGCAGAGTTTAATCTATTAGTGGCAGGGTATCCGTCGGCGGTAGTAGTGGACAGAAACGGCAACTATATAGCTTTAGGACTTGACGACGGTATCGACTTTACAGTCGTAGCATCGACAGGTGGAGCTAAAACAGACGGAAATATGTACACCTTAACAGGAATCGCAACAACTAAAGATTTGGCGCCTTTCTTAGATTCGGCAACACAAAGCTCGTTTTTAGCGGTAGTATCTTAATTTAGTTTTATTCTCTTAAAGAGCCTTGCATTGATTTGTGAGGCTTTTTTTTTGCTTAATAGAAACAAAAAGAGACTTTTTTCGTTTTAATTATATACAAGTTTGTTTTATGATAGTAAACCCTAATTTAACGACTCACACAATAAAGCTAGTACCTAGATTTTCAACGTCTAATGTATTAACGCTTACAGTTACGGATAGTACTTTAGGAACGTCTACAGATTTAACAACAACTTACACAACGGGCGGCGATTATAAGCTTGCTCTTACGTTTGACTATACGTTTACAGCCGAAAGTAGCTACCAGTTAAAATTAACCGACTCAGTAACTAACGAGATAGTTTACAGAGGCTTAGTTTTAGCAACTACTCAAAACTCACAAACATATAAGCTAACGGAAAACCTATACAGATGGTAATATTATGAGCGATATAAAACTAATAACACTCACGAACTACGTTAGACCGCCATTAATGGAGGATAAGTCTAGGGATTGGGTAATGAACGGGCGTTTAAACCAGTACTATAACTATATTATAGACAGGAATAACGGCTCTCCTACAAATGCGAGTATAAACGAGTCCTATACTACCCTAATATATGGTAAAGGACTACGTACATCGAGCGGAGCTTTAGGCGCTGAGGGTTGGGGTAGATTACAAACGATATTAAGACCTAGAGAACTGCGTAAAATGGTGCGAGACTTTCAAGTTTTCGGCGAGTTTTCTTTTGAGATAATAGAAAGCAAGGGCGGAGAGTTACACTCTTTGACTCACGTACCTAAAGAGATGTTAATTCCTGCGATTGCAAACGAAAAAAACGAAATAGAAAAGTATTGGTTTTCTAGGAATTGGCAGAAATATACCGATATAGATTACACGCCTATCTCATTCCCTGCGTTTGGAGCGCAAAAAGGAAACTCGATGTTTGTAGCTAGACCTTACACCGTTGGAAACGAGTACTTTGGTAGTCCAGACTATAGCTCTGGGCTTGTATATGCTGAAATCGAAGAGGAGCTGTCGAATATGTATATCTCGTCTATTAAAAACGGATTAAGCGCAGGCTATATTATCAATATACCTAACGGAACAAATTACACTCCAGAGGAAAAGGAAGAGTTTGAAAGACAGGTTAAAAAGAAACTTACGTCTAGCTCGAACAGTTCGAATTTCATTATCAGCTTTAATGACCAAGAGGTAGCAATAGACGTAACGCCGTTTCCTGTTAATAGTAGCGTACATAAACAATGGAGCGAACTTACAGAGCAAGCTAAAACGCAGTTAATGACTGCGCACAGAGTAATATCTCCAAGCCTTGTAGGCTTATCGTCTGCGAGTGGTTTTAGCTCAGTAGCCGACGAGATGGATATGAGCGAGCGCCAAACTATTAAGCGAGTAATAAAGCCAAAACAAGATTTTGTTATCGAGTCTTTAGAGGAGGTTTTAGTGCATTATGGGATTAACCTAGATTTATACTTTGCGCCTTTAACAGAGGAGAAAATAGAGGTAAAAGAGGAAACCGCAGAGTTAAGCTCTCACGTATGCATGAGCGACGGAGCGCCAGAGGAACTAGCCGACTCTTTAATAGAGTTAGGCGAAACCTTAGACGCCTCAGAGTGGACGATGCTAAGTAGTGCGGAGGTAGACTACGAAACCGACGACGATATATACAAAACAGAGTTTGCAGTGTCTATAGGAAGAGCAAATCCAAACGCTAAAAGCTCACAGGATAACGAGGATATAGCTATACGTTACAGATACGTAGGAAACCCAAATCCACAGAGAGCATTTTGTAAAAAAATGATGAAAGCAAACCGCTTGTATAGGAAAGAGGATATTTTAAAGATGGGTACTAGGGTTGTTAACGAGGGTTTCGGTGCTAAAGGCACAAACGACGCTCCTTATTCTATATGGTTATATAAAGGCGGAGGTTTACGAAGTAAAAACTTTCCGCAGGGAACTTGTCGCCATGCTTGGAATAGAGAAATATACCTAAAAAGAGCAGACGGAAAGGGTAAAGTAGAAAGCTCGGAGAAAATTAGTACCTCAGAGGCACGTAGAAAGGGATACAAAGTACCTACAAATGAGAATATAGTATCTATTAAACCTCATAACGCATAAGATATGGCACAATTTCTATTTATATCCCCGACAGAGATAAAACAATCTACCGTAGTAGGCGGTAACGTAGACGACGACAAGTTTGTATTTGTAATTTCAGACGTAATGAACACTACAATACTCCCCTTATTAGGACAGGAACTTTACGACGTAATACTAGCAGGCGCAGACGCAGGAAATTTAACAGGATTATACCTTGAATTATATACTAAATATGTGCAACCGATAACCAAATATCAAACGGTGGCAAATTTTGTACTAATTAGTAACTATATGGTAGCAAATGGAGGCTCTGTTTCGCATACCTCAGATAACGCACAATTAATGAGTGCGGAGGAGTTGACTAGATTGTCAAATACTTACGCAGGCATGGCAGACACCTTTATAGATAGGTTTGAGGATTGGATAATATTAAACCATTTAGACGAATATAAGACAACGCAGGACGGCGTAGACGCATCGAAACACGTATCTAATAGGAGCGGTTGGTATTTTGGCAATCCGTCTAATAGAATACAAAACCCGTACCCACAGAGTCCAGACGATATAATCTCTTATTAATATATGGCAATTTGTAGCATACAACGCGGATATACTGAATCCTGCAAAGATTTTCAAGGCGGCATCGACAAGCTGTATCTATTCCCTTACGTAAAGTATGGGGTTAGCGATGTATTGTTTGGAGGTTTCTCAGAGGGAACAAATCCAGACGCTCAAGATATTACTCAGTTTCCACAAACTACGATATATGAGTACGAGGCTGTAAATATTAGCTACTCAGAAAACGCAAGCATTACAAGCGGCGGCGTAGAGTGGTCTCAAGACTTGAGTTTTACAATACCTCGCAGTTTTGTAGATTTAAACGTTTACAAGTTAATGAGGCAAGACTATTGTGCTATCATTTTAGACCGTAACGGTAACTATAGAATTATAGGACTATGGAACGGCGGAGAGGTTACAATAAGCGCAGGAACGGGAGGCGAAAAAAGCGCCATGAATGGCTCTACAATAACGCTAAAAGCTAGAGAGGATAACCAAGCGTATTTTTTAAGCAACTTTAACACAGATTTTACCATTTTTAACAACGATACTATAAACTATTTTGAGTTTTTTGTCAATACAGATATTATAGCGACCTCAGACTTTTTTAATATAACAACGGGCGCAGGAACTTTCCTATATGATGTAACTACAGACGAGGGATATAGCGCTACAGGATTAACGAGCGACCATTTAATCACGTTCCCGACTGGCTCTGGCATTCACAAAGTAAGTATTTCGGGTGTATTCCCTGCGTTTGATTTTACGGGCAATGCGGATAGCGTTAAAATAATAGATGTATCTAATTTCGGGATATACGGATTAGGCTCTACGAGTCAAGAGGACGCTTTTAGCGGTTGCACAAATTTAACGATAACAGCAACAGACGGAGGCAACTTTGCAGACGTTGTTAATTTCGAGCAAGCCTTTGACGAGTGCGAGGCTTTAACTAGTTTCCCTTTAATAGATACGGGCAAAGGCGAGGATTTCGATAGTACATGGCAAGACTGCGCAGTTTTAACGGAGTTTCCTTTGTTAGATTTTAGTAGCGGTACGTCTTTTATTTCAACGTGGCAAAATTGTCTTTTACTAAAGACTTTCCCGTCTAACGCTTTTGATAATTGCACAGCAAGAAATTTTACACAGGCTTTTAGAAATACAGGATTAAATACGCAGTCAATAGATAATATACTCAAAAGCCTAGACGTCGCAGGACAGATTAACGGAACTTTTGACCAAACAGGAGGGCAAGCTCCTAGCTCTGTAGGATTAGCAGCAAAGGCAAGCCTAGAGACTAAAGGGTGGACTATAACAGTAACAACATAATAAATATATAAAAAATGAAAATTTACGTCGATACAGTAACAAAAGAGCTAGTTTTAAACAACGGAATCGAATACCGCTACCCTGCGTATTGTGAAATCCAAAGACAAAAGCAAGGAGATTTTATTATCATTAAAACAACTAATAACGTTAGTGTTTTAGATAAAACAATTTACTCGGATTTACAAGACGAGGCAGGCACAGCATACGCAAGTTTTGCAGCTTTAAAAACGGCTTTGGATTCTTACTTTGATAGCGTACTATAATGAGTAGGCGCAGAGTTATGATGTTGTTATTCGGTAGTGGTATACCGAATTTACTCGCAACTTTACAAGCGAGAGCAACATATTACGAAAACCAAACATGTACCATAGCAATATTAGATAAAATAGAAAAAATACAATAAATGGCAAATTTACTCGATAGAAGTAGTTTAGTGTTAACCCCGACCGCCTTCAATAACGGCGAGGCACTATGTATAAAACCAGACGATGCCTCTGGAGATTTCCAATTCAGCAGAAACTCCGCAGCTACAAGAGTAAACGCTCAAGGGTTAGTTGAGAACGTACAAATACTATCAAGTAATTTAGTGCAGAACGGAGACTTTTCAGAGGAGGGTGTAGAGGAAGTTTCTAACGGCT